ATGGCGGAAGCATACGGACTGGAGTTTTCCAATAACAGCAATGTGGTGGTGCTTGACTCGCAATACGCGAGGCTGATGGTTATTGCTTCCGGGCGTTATCAGCCCACCGAGGAAAGCGGGCTTGGCTCGACCACTTACTTTCCTCGGCCTGTTACATCCCAAGAACCGCCCTTGGTGTTCGTTAGGCCTGATACTGTGAATGCAGTTGCAGGTCTTTGCATGATGCGTCTTGTGGGGGCGGCTGGTAACTGGACAGGGTTCTACGTCCGAGCATATGACGTGAATACCGCGCAACCCAATGGGCGATATTTTGTCGCGCAGTTTTCGGCGCAGCCGGTGGCGGATTACGGCATGCGTCTATGGGATGGCGCGACAAATCTGCTATTTGATTCTGGAACGCCGAGCGCAAACTTTACCCGCGCGTTTCAAAACTGGAGTTATGAGCGGTACGATTATTCTTCGCAAAACTTTGTTCGCTGCTATTACTCGGTGCCTTTTAATTTTCCCGAGAACGAATATCTACTTATTAACTCGTTCGGAATGGGGCTGAACTCGGGTAGTGGGATATCAAGAGGGCTGTATTGCTGGTGGGACTTTCCGAATAATAAGCTTTATGCAATCACCACTGCGCCAGCTAATCCGACAGCATTTTTTCTGCCAGCAGTCTTTGCAAAGATGAACGTCTGACCCATCAATTGATTGAGTAAACATCATGCCTTGGTACAAGTCGGGTACGGTTTCCGTCACCCAAAATTCGAACGCGGTCATCGGCACCAATACCGCTTTCATCGCAAACAGCAGGGTAGGCGACGGCTTTCGCGGGCCAGATGGCGGCTGGTATGAGGTGACCAACATCGCCAGCAATACCGCGATGTCGATTGCGCCGAACTATCAGGGCGCCACCAACAACGCGGGCGGGTATGCGCTGGCTCCGATGCAGGGCTACGTCAAGGATTCTGCTGATGCGCTTCGGGCGCTGGTCAACCAGTTCGGCTCTACGCTTGCGGTGCTGGGCACTTCTGGTACGCGCGAGGGCGTACGCGCAGCACTTGCGGCCGCCGCCAGCGGGAATAACGGCGATATCCTTTCCCTGTCTGGCCTGACAACAGCATTGACAATTGAGCAAGGTGGCACCGGGAAGAAGACTGCAGGCGAAGCAATCCAGGCTCTTGGTGGTATCCGCCTCGGGGTAGGCAACTCATCCATAGGCACAAGTCTTTTTTCTGGGGCGCCGCCTGGTATAGCTGCGATCAGTTCCTCTAATAACGACGGTAATACAGCTCTGCGGATCGGTAACGGCAATAACAATAACGCATCTGCGGTCATGACTTTTATTCGGGATGGTGCGTTCGGACTTCACTTAGGTATTGATACCGACAATAAATTCAAGATCGGCGGGTTTTCGATGGGGGCTGTAGCGCGAACGATTTACCACGAAGGCAACGCGGTCGGAACTGTTTCACAGTCAGGAGGCTTGCCAACAGGCGCTATAATAGAAACGGGTAATTTGAACGGCGGCACGTTCACAAAGTATTTGGACGGCACAATGATTTGCCGAGGGATATCGCCAACCCCAATGGCGGCTAGCCAGGGCGGTGGACCGATCTTCTACTCAGGCGGTGTTTCTTTCGTATTTCCTGCACCATTTGCTGCTGTTCCGGCAGTGACGATGCAGGCCATCACGTCTAATGGTTACTTTTGTTGGGGTGCATCCGATGGTAGTGCCACTGCTACGGGCATCATCGGTCGAGTTGTTTCCCCGTCGAGTACCGCATCTTCGTACCTTTGTTATATAGCCGTTGGCAGGTGGTTCTAATGATTATCAAAATAGCTCCCCAGCGACGGGATGATGAATTTGTTGTAGAAAAAAACGGTATGGCATTGAAGATTAATGGAGATACGTTCGACTTTTCGCCAATGCAAGAAGGGGGGACGTTGCCGAGATCTGCCATTGCATGTGAATGGATATGGGATGACGTTAGTTTTGATGGCGGGCAACTTATCGTATGCCTGATTTTACCAGTCCCCGCAAATTACAGCCCTGAGCAAGCCTACCCCGCTGACCTAACTGATGTACCTGACGGCATCATCCAGTTTCCGAAAGCGCTACCTCTGATAGAAACGGCTTAAAGGACCTGAACATATGTCCAACATTGACTGGGCGCAATTAATTACCAAAGAAATGAAAGAGGCAGCTTCCGACGCTCGATCCCTAGCCAAGGCGAAGAGTGATTTGCTTGAGCGGAGCAGTGCGGCCGCTCAACAGATAGCCCGCATTCAGGACCGCATTGAAACGCTGGGCTATGGAATCGAGGCCGGAGAGGCGACCAAGCAGGAAGAGGAAGAGGCTACGGCGCTTGCCCCTGTTCTCAGGACGTGGAAGGCCTACAAGTTCGCGCTGGGCAAGGTGACCGCCCAAGCTACATGGCATCACGCGCCTGTCTGGCCCGATGCTCCTGCTATTCCGACGATAGCCGCCGCACCCATGAACGATCTTCAAGAGCAGCCTTGACGTGTCAGCCAATGATCAATTGAACAGCCGGTATTTTGTGGTTGCTCCATAGCATCCAGGCTGATTTGGCGGGGTCGCGTTGCAGGATATGTTGCGAGGGTTCTCTGTGCCACCGAATTTGCCGGGGCTGTAGTTTGCACACCCAGAAATCAGCGCAATCATCAGCAACATCACGCACTTCATATTCATAAAGCCTCCTTGTTTAATTGATACCTAACTGACGGTTTCAGTTATAGGGAGGACACATCAATGTTTTTCCTCGGTAGCCCCGAGTTTTTTGTTTGGAGAAAACCGAATGTCCATCACATCGCAGCAGTTGCTGCAGATCCTCCCGAACGCCGGCCAGAGAGCCGGCGTTTTTGCACCTGTCCTCAATACAGCGATGAGCAAGTACCAGATCGTGACCCCGCTGCGCATCGCGGCATTCATTGCCCAGGTCGGCCATGAGTCCGGTCAGCTGCGTTACGTGCGCGAGATCTGGGGGCCGACTACGCAGCAGCTGGGGTACGAAGGGCGCAAAGACCTGGGCAATACCGTGCCGGGCGATGGCTCCAAATACCGTGGGCGCGGCCTGATACAGATCACCGGGCGGGCAAACTATGCCGAGTGCGCCGAAGCGCTGGGCTTGGATCTGATCAACCATCCCGAATTGCTCGAGCTGGCGCAGCACGCCGCGATGTCGGCGGCGTGGTTCTGGCACCGGGCCGCGCTCAATACGCTGGCCGACAAGCGCGAGTTCGTGACCATCACCAAGCGTATCAACGGCGGCACGAATGGCCTGGCTGATCGGAAGGCGCTGTACGACCGAGCGCTTGAGGTGCTGGCGTGAAGGCCCTGCCGTGGCGGGTGATCGGCGTGCTGCTGGCCGTCCTGATCGTGCTGGGTGTCGGAGTTGCTGCAGGCGGCTGGCTGGCCTCTCGGCACTATCGACCATTGCTCGACACCGCGAACGAGCAGCTGGCCACAGAGAAATCCGTGAACGGCAGCCTGCTGTCCCTGACGACTGAGCAGGGCCTGGCACTGGGCAAGCTGGTGAAGGCTGGAGAGGATCGGGCGCAGGCGGCAAAGGTCGCCGTCGATGACGCCAAGACCAAATCACAGCCCGACTACGCTGCCGCCAACCGCATCCAACAGGAAAGAACCGGTGGCGAACCGGCTACGGCAGCAATGTCGATCATTGACCGGGAGTTGGGGTTATGAGAATCATGGTCACACTGATAGTGCTGGCGCTGGCCGGGTGCGCCACGCCAGCCCCTGAGATTCGCACGGTGCGCGTCGAGGTGCCGGTGCAGGTTCCATGCCGCGCCCCGATAGTTGTTGAGCCGCAGTTCGCGGCGGCAGGTCTCAGGAAGGGCGACTCACTGGAAGTGAAGGTGAGGGCGCTATTGGCTGAGCGCAGACAAAGAATTGGTTACGAGCGGGAGCTTCTTGCCGTAGCCTACTCATGCCAGTGAACCAGGGAGATAGTGATTTGCAGCCAAGCCAGACCAACCTTGAGAAAATCCAATCTATTGCATCCATAGCTGCCTCTATCGCGATACCCGTGATTTTGGCTATTGCTGGATATTCCGTTCAGAAACAGATCGCCGAAGACGGGATAAAAAAAGATTATGTTGGGATGGCTACCCAGATACTGCGCGAAAAGGCTGAAGGTCAAGATCCCGATCTGCGCGGGTGGGCGGTAGAGGTTATTGAAAGCTACGCTCCTATAAAATTCTCTGCCGCCGCCTCCGCAGGCCTGAAGAAATGGGCCATCCCAGCTTTGCCCGAAAATGCTAGGCAGCTCCCGGCGCCGGATATTTGCATACCTAGTTGCGTAGAAGGATTGGCCAGAGAGCGGGAGAAATGGCAAAAGCTCATGGCCGATCCCGAATAGCGGGGAAGGCGTGCGAAGCGGCCTATGACGCTTTGGTGCGCTGAACTGTCGAAGGCAGCATGTTCGGGCATTCCGGGTCTTCGATAAAGCCTCGTCCATCGCAGTGCGTGCAATCGTCACGCACTGCGAATCCGTCGAGGCAGTGAAGGCATCTGATAAATATCGAGTAGCTATGACGCTCCCACAGCGAAACGTAGGCCTTGAAGTCGCCTTGGTCGAGGGCTACCGCTGAAGCGTCGACGAGCACTCGATATTGATCCTCATCGCTCAGGCGTTGATAGCTCACGCCGTTGATCTGCCTGGATTGCTCAACCAGCGTCAGCGTCTGGCCGGTTTCGGTATAGATGTAGCGACCCTCAAGCACGCCGTACTTCTTATAGTCCCTCATGATGAGGTTGTTTTTCTCATCGAGAAAAGCAAAGTGGGCGGCATGGTAGGGAGACTGGTCGGCCTCATGAAGCACGTATCGGGAGTTCAGCAGGCTGCCGACCACAATGCCGCCCTTGTTGTAGGCCAGATAGTCAGACGCCTGGTGCCTCCATTCATGGTTGCCTTCCTCGGTGAAGTGGCAGAAGGCAGCGCTGGCCAGTTCGAAGAGCTCAAAGCGCTCCAATGGATCGACCAGCCCGCCAGCCTGCATGTCTTCGGCCATGCGCGCCAGAAACCGGTATGTGATTGCAGGGTTCGTCCATTGCCTCCTGTCGTTGAGCCTTTTGTGCCATTCGGCCAAGGCGTCTGAGCTATCGCTCTCGTTCAT